GGGTGGTTGCATTGGTTCTTTGTTGCGTAAAGAAGTACCAAATGATTATGATGTTTATTTTATTACCGAAAAAGCAGGCAAAGTAGTTGCTAATGTGTATACAAATGATTTGTCATATCAAAATGAAGTTGAATTGGTAAATGAAAATTATCGTGACGCATCGAACTTGCCTGATGGCAGACTTATCACAGAAAATGCCATCACATTAAAAACCAAGGTTCAATTGATTACCAAACATTATGGTTCACCGGATCAAATTAGAAAGACATTTGATTTTGTTCATTGTTTACCGTGGTATGATCCTGCATTGGACAAACTATACATTTCAAAACAACAATATGATTTGTGTGTGGCAAAAAAACTATTGGTAAACAATATTGATTCTGTAACATCACACAGAAAAAATAAATTCTTTGACAAAGGATGGTCATGGCTATAACATCAAACACATTTAATTGGGAACCAAAATGGGCCGATAGCCTAGAAAATTTTGATGTAACTCATACTCCTTTGCAAGGACAAATGGTTATCGCCACTTTTCAGGTTGATGCATTAAAGCTGCAAGCACATGTCTTTAGTGAAGATGAAATTAAAAAAGAATTGATAGATAAATTACTATACGAATTGTGGAATAGAAATTGTATTGAATTTACCAAACAAGAGGATCATTTAACAGGCACACACCTTTTCCGTGCGAGAATATATGCCCTGCCTGATGACCAGGTGAGAATTGTCCGACAAAATAATGTAATATGAAAGACTTACTTGCCATTCTACTGATGATGTTGTATAATCTAACCATATTAGGTGGTACAGTCTACCTAGTGGCCGAAAGAGATTGGAGTCCTTGGTGGTTCGTTCTATCGGCGATGTTGATGTTAAGTAAAACGAAAGATGAAAAATGAAAATTGCAGTATGTTCGGATCTACACCTTGAATTTGGTCCTATCAGCCTTGAAAACAAGGACAACGCTGATCTGTTGATCCTGTCCGGCGATATTGTTGTTGTGAATGATTTGCGTGAAAAAGATTCTTACAACATTCGTGGTGAAAACGACAAATCTAACCAATACCATACATTCTTTCAGGAATGCTGTGCAAGATTTCCTAATGTAATCTACATCATGGGCAACCATGAACATTATCACGGTGATTTCAGCAAGTCTTATACAACTTTGCGTGATCGCCTTGGTTACCTATCTAATCTTCACATTCTAGAAAAAGAATTTGTTACAATCGGCAGCGTTTGTTTTGCCGCTGGTACTCTTTGGACTGATATGAACAAGGAAGATCCAGTTACCATTCAACGCATCAAAGGTTACATGAATGATTACCGCATCATTGAAGATTCTTCGGAGCAGGTACACTTCAAGACACCTGTATTTGGTCGTAAAGAAGATGGTTCAACGGACTTTGACAATGTGGTGAGCATGGAATTTCATACACGGAATGCCAAGTTCTCACCAGAAAAATCTATTGTTGAACACAGAGCCATGATGCAATTCATCAAGGATTCTATTGATTCTCGGCCTGAAATGCCTTGGGTTGTGGTTGGTCACCATGCACCTAGCAAAATGTCCACAAAGCCTCGTTATCAAAATGATGTGATTGTGAACGGTGCATACAGTTCCGATTTGTCTGAATTCATTTTGGATCATCCGCAAATCAAACTGTGGACACATGGTCATACGCATGATCCTTTTGACTATGTGATTGGTGGTACTCGTATTGTGTGTAATCCCCGTGGTTACATTAATTATGAAGGCCGTGCTGATGAGTTTGAATTGAAAACTGTGGAGATTTAATCATGTATAATTTGTATGATTTTGGAATGTATGTATTGTTTGAAATTGAATATCAACTAGATATTAGAGAGCAATGTATTACAGCATATGATCGTGAATGGAAGCAAGGTCATATTGACCTGCTTAAAAATATTCTTAAACCTTTGATGTGAGTTAACATGGAAAAGAAACTATATCTTGTTGAAACTGTGAGTATGTTTCGTATGCGGTTTGTGGTTGAAGCCAAAGAGGCCGAACATGCAAACGATGAAGTGGTTTGCAATAATGGTAACTTGGAAGAATTTTCACAGAAACACATTGCTGAAAACATTGTGTCAACCCGTGAAATTACCGCAGATGAATACATGAAATTGTTTGATGAAGATAATGATTATCTGAAACAATGGACTGATGTTGAGAAAATCCAATTTGTCAATGTGATTAATTACGAAGAATGAAAAAAATATTGGTGACCGGATCATCCGGATATATTGGTCAACACCTCTGCCTTTATCTCTGTAAAATGGGATATCAGGTTACTGGTCTTGACCGCCATGACATTGGTGGCACCGGTTGCCACACATTCATACATCAAAGCATTTTAGACACCAATGATATTCCTGGTGAATATGATGCTGTGGTTCATTTGGCTGCATTGATTCAGGTTGGCATGAGTAGTAAATGCATGATGGAATACTACCGCAACAATGTGATGGGCACCATGAACATGCTGGAACGATTGAATTACGATACATTTATCTTTGCATCAACCTGCCAAGCCAATCAATCACACACTTATGGTAAAACCAAATTGATTGGTGAACATCTGGTAAAAGACTATTGTGAAGCCAAATATGTACCACATACCATTTTTAGATTTGGTAATGTTGCAGGAACCGCAGGTTATAAGCCTACAAATATAGATGGATTGATGTATAATCTGATTCAGGCGAAAGAAACAGGCACATTTAATCTATATGGTAATGATTATGCTACACGGGATGGTACCGCTTTGCGTGACTACATACATTTGATGGAAGTTTGTTATGCAATTGAAAAAGCCATTCAACGACCAAGCAGATTCATGGGAGCAGAAACATATCCGTTCTTTGAATATCTTGGCCATGGCATTCAATATACTGTACTGGAATGTATTGAAGCATTTAAGAAAGCAAACAATTGTGATTTTGAAGTGATTGTAAAACCTCGCCGTGTTGGTGATCCAGATTCTACTGATTTGTATATCGTTTCACCCTACATGATAGAAAAACGATATTCTCTTGAAGAAATGATGAAAGTATGAAAGTCTATATTAATTGTTACAAAGATCATTGGATTAGTCCATACACCATGTTGGACTATATTTTCTTTTGGAAAGATTGGTCTAAGTGTAGCCGCACATGGAAATTGAAAGACACACTTGATGATGATATCAATGTGCAGAAGGGTGAGAAGTCCAAATACATTGAACATCCAGAATGGGTTGAAAAATGGGCTGATCATTTGACTCCTATCAGCAGAGCAATTCAATGGGCGTGGGACAAAATTGACCGAAAAATTAATTATGTGAAGATTGACCGTTGGGACACATGGTCAATGGACCATACATTGGCTTATATCATTCTGCCTATGTTGAAACAATTAAAGGCAACTACTCATGGTGCACCTTATGTTGATGATGAGGATGTGCCTGAAGAATTGAAATCAACATCAGCACCACCAAAAGAAAATGAACATGATACCGATGACAATCATTTCAAGCGTTGGGATTATGTGCTTGATGAAATGATCTTTGCATTTGAACACAAGATTAATGATTCATGGGAAGAATCCTTCCGTTCAGGTGAAATTGACCACACATGGATTCCTGTGGACAAAGATGGCAATGAAGTGCCTAAAGGTGAACATGCATACTATCGAATGGGTGAAGGACCTAATCATACATTTCAATGTGACTATGAGGGCATGAAAAAGGTGCATGAACGCATGAAGAATGGTTTCCGTTTGTTTGGCAAATATTATGAAGGACTGTGGGACTAATGAGTAATTTACATACACATGCTTTGGCTGAATTCAGAGCCGCAGGTTGGACTGATGATAATGGCAAGTTCAACGATGAAATGCAAGAAGCAATTTGCACACATATTCTGAAACTGCTTGATGTATTTGCTGATGAAGGACATTCAGGTACAACTGCGCCATATACAGTTGATGTATTCAAAAAATTGGCCATGTTTGAACCACTTGTACCATTGACTGGTGAAGATTGGGAATGGGTTGATGTTTCTGAACAAAGTGGCAGAACTCTTTGGCAAAACAAACGATGCAGCCACGTATTTAAAACTGAAGAAGGTGCATATGACATTGATGGTATCGTATGGTGGGATTGGTACACCGATACAGAAACTGGAGAAAAACAAAAAAGTTATTTCACCAGCCGTGAAAGCCGAGTTCCTGTTACTTTCCCGTATACACCTAAAACTGAATACAAAGAATGGATTGAAGAATGATGAGCCTGATTCATTGGTTCTCAGCAGAACGCCGACTGGAAGCATGTGAAAGAACAATCATTGCTTTGGGCGGTTCTAGGTTCCACGATAGTGGTGTGCCTTCACAATTAGCTGCACAAAGAGAAATGATTAAATATGAGATCAAATATTACAAAGAACAATCAGGATTATTTTTGATATTGTTTCTTGCTTTTATTTTTATTTCTATTCTTGTTACCGCTATACTTTTTAAAACTGGAGTGATATGATGAAATCCGATAAAAATTACAGAATGAGTAAACCACTCAAGCGCCGTTTAGCTCTTGCTAAATATCCAAGCAAAGGGGTCAAAGATGCATGGAAGAGAGCGATGATTGGTTCTGAGTTGACCGCAAAAGTGAATGAAAAATTTACATTTAAATAAGGAGTTATTATGGCTATGTTTGTTGAAGTGAATTCATTTGAAAAAAGATGCCCCGTTATTGTTAACCTTGATATGATCGTTGAGATTGCACCTTTGGTTGACGGTGGCTGTGTATTATTCATGAATGATGGTGCGGGTATGAATTCCCGTCAAGGGTTGCGTGTAACTGATAACTACGACCAGTTCAAACAGTTTGCTATGCAGACTGTAACTGCTGAAGATATTGCTAAACGTTTTCCAAAAAGTGAGAAAATGGAAGCAAAGAAAAAGGTTACAGATATTCCACTTGAAATTCCTAAATTGTAATGAACGAAATTTTATATAATGTATATGAGTGGATAAAGAATGATTGGCGAAGTAATCGTTTCCGTTTTGCTGTCGAGCTTTGCGCTTGGGTTATTAGCATCGGTTGTAGCATCACAATGGCACTTACTGTCCCCAACCCACCGTTACTCACTCTCTATCCTATATGGATCGCTGGTTGTGCTATGTACGGTTGGGCTGCTTGGACTCGTAGATCATTTGGCATGCTTGCTAACTATCTCTTGCTCGTGACTATTGATACAATTGGACTTTTGAGGATGATATGGTGAATCTAAACTCACATTCAGTATTTACAACTTTCAATACAAGTTCTGTATCCACATTTCAAAATGGATCAAATTATAGTGTTCAGGTACCGAATTCATCTGTAATGGTGGCAAAACCACTATCTTATGAATTTCGTGTGGTTGAACATATGAAAGATGGTGAGATTGTCAAAGTAGGATTACAATACCAGGTTTGGGAACATGATAATTATGGTACCGGTAATGTCAAACTAACCTGGACTGATGTTCCAAGGGTGCAAAAAGATGTTGACACAGGTGAGATAATTGGTATATAATACCAGCATGGAAGAACGCAAACACATCGGTTACATTGAACGTGAAGAAGGTTTTTATAAACTGTATGAACCCGCCAAAGGGTCAATTGTAACTCATGCATTTATTTTGTGTAAGTATTGCAACGGTGCTATTGCCTCCTGCATGGGACCAAAGTATGATGCAGTATGTTTTACTTGTTATGAGAAAGACCCGGAACTCCGATGAATGAACTAATTCAAAAATTAAGAAGTTGGTACCAATATATCAAACTTGAAATTAAAATGTTTTTCTGGGACCTCACAAAATGAACATCTTTTACCTTGATTCTGATCCAAAAATCTGTGCAGAAATGCATTGTGATAAACATGTGGTCAAAATGATTATTGAGTATGCACAACTCATGTCTACGGCTCATCGTGTGATCGACGGCACAGAATATACCGATTTAACTGCCAATGGCCGCAGGATCAAACGGTGGCGACTTGATGATGGTCGGGAAAGCCTTCTATACAAAGCATCACATATCAATCATCCATCGGCTATCTGGTGCCGTGAAAATGACCAAAACTATTATTGGTTATATCTGATGTGGAATTGTTTGTGTGAAGAATACACCTATCGTTATGGTAAAGTTCATTCATGCGCCAGATTAGATCCTGTGTTGCAATATTCACCAACCAACATTCGTGATGGTCAATTCTTTGCACCGACACCGGCCATGCCTGTTGACCTGAAAGTGATGGCAGAAAATCCATTGCCTGGTCGTAAGTATGATAGCCTCAAGTCCTATCATAAATACTATATACAGGAGAAAGTTCGTTTTGCAAAGTGGAAAAATCGTAATATACCGGAGTGGTTTGCTAATGCCTGTTTATCAGTTTCTCAATAAAAATTCAAACGAAGTTGAAGAGCACACAATGTCATACAAAGTGCTTGACCAATTTAAAGAAGATAATCCCCATTTAGAAAGATATTTTAGCGTAGAAGGCCTTGCTGGTCTTGGTGATGGTCTACGCATGAGTACACCAGGTACAGGACAACCTGTTAAAGCATTTGAACAAGGTGTGATTCAAAGAATTAAAGACACCGTGCCAGGTAATACATTACACAAAAGTCATAAAACTAAAATGCCGAGGGAATGGTAATGACACAAGTGCCGGCTCTATTTTTACCGAAAGGATCCAATGGTAAAAAAACCACCGTGAAGAAATCCCCATTGAAATCACAAAAGAAACATAAGCCAATTAAATTGGCAGCATTATTAGGGGGAATTAATGGTTACAAAAAAGACAGCAAGAAATCTAGAAGAAGTCAGTAATGAAAATGAATGGAAAACTAAACATCAACCTGTAAATAATGCACTCAAGATCAAATTAGACCACCTCAAAACATTTGATCCTCTGACAGATAATCAAAAATTATTTTTTGATGCATACAAAAGAGGTGATTATTTTATTGCATTACACGGCGTAGCAGGTACAGGCAAAACATTCTGTGCCATGTATAGAGCACTAGAAGAAGTATTGGATAAAGGCAATCCATTTAAAAAGATTATCGTTGTTCGTTCTGCGGTACAAAGCCGTGAGATTGGTCACTTGCCTGGTGATGTATCAGAGAAAATGGAAATCTACCAACAACCATATCGCCAAATATGTGAGACACTATTTGGCCGTAAAGATGCATGGGACCGCTTGGAAGAACAAGGATACATAGAATTTATCAGCACTTCATTCATTCGTGGTATGTCTTTTGATGACGCCATCATCATTGTGGATGAAATGCAGAACATGACCTTTGAAGAAATTGATACAGTTATGACACGTGTTGGTTATCGTTCTAAAATTATTTGGTGTGGCGATTATCGTCAGACAGATTTAAATAAGAAAAAGAATGATGTGTCTGGTATTTTAAAGTTTTTTGACATTGCATATCATATGAAAGCATTTACCAAGATTGAGTTTGATGTGGATGATATTGTTCGAAGTAGTTTGGTCAAAGACTACATTGTAGCTAAATTAAAGTATGAAGATATTACCTGAGGTTTATTATGTTTTTCTTTAAAAGAAATAAGATTCATTTAGATTGTTTTACACCATTTAAACATGTGTATGAATATACACCAATTGAAAAAGCAACGAAGTTTTTACCTGATTGGTGGAAAAAAACCGAAAAAGGTGGTACAATCAAAACTTGTAGCGGTATTATAGACTTCCACAAAGAATCCATTAGTTTGAATATGTGGTGTGATTTGTCAGTATCAATGAGTTTTTTTGAACCACAAAAATTTCCAACAAATCGTTGCATCTTTTCTGATAAAGTTACTGTGGCTACACTACATGATAGAAAACAATATAGTCATTTTATTGATGCTGAATATACACACATGAAGATAAATTCACCATGGGCATTTAAAACAAAAGAAAATATAAATTGGGTTTGGGTTTCAAACACTTGGCAAAAAAATTTAAACGACAATTTTACAGTTTTAAATGGTGTTGTAAATTATCATCATGTATCTGCAACACACGTAAACATAATCATCAAATGCGAAAAAAATAAAACGAAAGATTTTATTATAGAACACAACACACCTTTGGTGAATATTTTTCCTATGTCTGAAAAAGAAGTTGTTATACACAACCATTTAATTGATGAGAAAAAGTTTGCGGAAATGATAACGTTTCGACAATTAAAGTTCAATAATTCATATCCTTATCAAGTAAAATTAAAAGAAAAGAGTGGTTGTCCATTCCACAGATAATATGTTTACCTTTTGCCCACCAAAACAAATTGATGATTTGAAATCCGAAACTTTTCCTGACGGGAAAAGATACTATACTTTACAGGATGGCACTCGTTTACCATCTGTTACAACTGTTATTGGTGCAAAGAAAAAAGAAGCAATCATGGCTTGGCGCAAACGTGTAGGTGAAGAAACGGCAAACAAAATATCAAAACAAGCCACATCACGTGGTACCAATGTGCATACGTTGTGTGAAAGATATATTCGTAATGAACCATTAGGTCAAATTATGCCAGATGCGTTGGAAATGTTCAAGAGCATCAAGCCTTACCTACATAAAATAAATAATATACACTATCAAGAGCAGGCACTATGGTCTAAAAACATACAGATGGCTGGTCGTGTTGATTTAATTGCGGAATGGGAAGGTAAACTTTCTGTAATTGATTTCAAAACATCCAAGAAAATTAAGTATGCAGAGGACATTCAGGATTATTTTGCCCAATGTACCGCATATTCATGTATGTACGAAGAATTGGTTGGTAATCCAATCGACCAGATTGTTGTTTTGATGGCTGTAGAAAATGAAAGCCCTTTGGTTTTCATTGAAAAAACAGGGGATCACCTAAATAATTTGATTGAACACATCAAGTTCTATAAAGAAAACAAATAATTGGGTGTGTATAAATATCTAATCTAACATAATTATTTAAAAAAATGCCTTTACCATCATCAGGTACAATAACAATCGGTCAAATTGCTGCTCAATTCAGTTCTGTAGCTAGCGGTTATTCATTGAGTTCTTACAACGGTGTCACTTGGTGGCTGGGTGGCGGTCCAGATGACGGTACATTAAATGGAACATTCGGCCGACCAACATCAATGTCTGCGTTTTATAACAAACAAGGTAACCAACCAGGTCCATGGATGGTCTGGATGGCTATCGGTGGTGGTGGCGGTGGAGGTGGAGGTTCTAACCCTTCATTTCCGGGGACCCCAAGAGGCGGCGGTGCCGGCGGCGGTACATATCCAGTAGCACCAGCAGGAACATTTAAAAGATGGGCATTTGGTACCGCTAGCGTCACCGTTGGAGCCGGCGGCACAGGAGGAACCTCAGCTTCAGGAGGATCAAACGGATCAGCTGGAGGTTCAACGAGTGTCACCATTGCAGGATCAACATACACAGCTCCCGGCGGAAACGGCAATAACGGTTCGGCCGGCGGCACAACACCACCTGGCGCATATTCTGGTGGCGCAGCGGGTCCATACGGAGGCGGCGGTGGTGGAAGCGCAGTTGCCAACGGCAGCGCCGGCGGACCCGGCAGTTCAGGATACGCCGGCGGACCTGGCGCAGCCGGTATTAGTTCTTGGTCGAATTTCTCAAGTAGTTTCCCCGGTTTTACAAATTTCGGCGGCGGCGGCGGAGGAAACTCATCAGTCAACGGAAACAATACGCCCTACCAAGGTGGATACAGCGGCACACCAAGTCCAATCTATGATAAGGGCCGAGGTGGATGGTCAGGTCAAGACCAGTACGGTTATATAACATATTCCAGCACTCAAGTCACAACAGACGTTATTGGTGCGGGCGGCGGCGCAGATACTACTCTTGGCAATCACGTAGGTGGAACTGGCGGTCCAGGAGGCGTTGTCATTTCTGTCGCTTCAACTGCTGGTGGACTAAATTATGATGGAAACTATTTTGGTTTCGTTTATGGTTCAAACACTTATTACGTATTACAATCAAGCGGAACAGTAACAACACATTTTAAACCAACAGGAACTGTAGCATCTACAAGCGCTGGCATGAACGGTTCAAACGGTTATGTTGGCGGCAAACCAAGTTTCACTAATACAAACGGAACAACTTTCACCGGATCGTTTGTGTATCAAGGTGCTAACGGCAGTTGGTCTGTTATATTGCCTAGAAATACTGACACCGGTTCAGGATTTAGTGGTAACCAAGTTGTTGGTGTGCATCCAAGTAGTAACTGGTCAACCGCTGAATTGGCTGAACTTGGAATTACCAGTCCCGCTTATGGTTCAAGATACCAACTTAAATATTTTGGTGTTAACCAAGATCGTGGAACAGTTATGTCATACGGAAAAATGACAAGAACTGCATATCTTGCTGCTAAGGCTGCAGGTGGAGGAAACGTTGCAATATCTGTTTTCAATAACTTCCAATCTGGCGGTAACTTTGACGGCAACTATCAAGGCGGCAACGCACTTATTCCTTGTGTTCTTTGGTCACACCATCAACCCGGCGGTCGTGGTTATGCTAACTGGTATTATTTGAATCCGGATGATCGAACACTTGATCAAACATGGAAAACAGGAGCAGATACACTTTGGCCAAATTTCACAAGTGGATATGCATGGTCTTGTCCTGGTACTCGTCAAGGTGCAAACGGACAACCTTTGTTACCGATTTTGAGTGGTTATGCATGGACAATTGGCACAGACGATATTGTTTTCCCAGTTTGTGATGACCAGAACGCTGGTGGTTCAAGTAACATGTATATAAGATGTAACGTTTTCTAATTTTATATTTTTGTTATTTAAAAATGATGTATTATTATTGTTCCGATGGAACAAAATTTGATTCAAAAATAGAAGCAGTAGAACATAGTAATAAAAACAAAGTTCAATTAAATTTTTATTACTATGATCACATCTATGAAAAATTAGATTGGACAATAGAACCGCCACATTCACTAGATTATTACTATCTAGAGCAAGCCAAAAGAATCCGTGACGCATATGATTATGTCATATTGTGTTATAGTGGTGGTTATGATTCGACCAACATACTTGAAACATTTCATTTCAATAATATCAAATTAGATAAGATTGTATCTGTTGGTGCGTTTGACCAAGATACGATCAAATTATCTGATGAAAATCACAACGGTGAAATTTACCATAATGTGATTCCATATGTAAAACAGTTAGGACTTGGAGACATATTACAGGTCATCGATTATACAAAGCTGTTCGACAACACCAAAAACTTTTCTATACTAAATCAAAACCAAAATTGGATCGATTTGTGTGGTGCATGGTTTAGTCCACACAATTGGTTTTGGTATGACATAGAAAAGTTTGTTGTGCCTGAGGAATATAAAAACAAAAAAGTTGCCATAATATTTGGTAAAGATAAACCTACTTTGTTTTTTTCTCAAAACGGTGCAACATTACCGGATGGAAAAATAGAATTAAATGCATTTTGTTTTAGAGATACCCCAGTACTATCTTATGCTTCCACGGAATACAAAAGAAAGCTTCACGGCAACATCAAAAGAATAGATTTTTATTGGGATCCTGAATTTCCAAATATTTTGTTAAAACAGTTGCATGTTTTGTATAGATATCATAAAATTACATATGAACATTCCTACAAAAAAGAAGAAGGTGTACAGAAGCTTGGAGATAAATCAATCAACGCTTTGATATATAATTTACGCAAACCAATACTTTTTAAATCTCCTAAAAGTGGTGCGTTTAGTTTAAGTTTAAGAGATAATTTCTTAAAAGAAAAAACAAATAACGACATACATGAAATGCATCAAAAAGGTATATGGGAACTTCGTTATAGAATTGGGATGGATGAACCTATTCCAATACAATCCAAATATTATAGTATAACAAAATGACAAAGAATAATTGGTTCTCAACCAATCTTAAAGACAGAACAACAACAAACTTTTGCGATTTTGAAATACGAATATCGCCCTATGAATTCAATCACGATTCTTTTATCAACCAAGCCAAAAGAGTGGCACATGAGTTGGCAGAAAAACATGATGACCTCTATGTTTGTTATAGTGGTGGATTAGATTCAGAATTTGTATTGAAAACCTTTTATGATGAAGGTTTGCCAATTACACCGATATTAATAGATACACCTTATAATCAATTTGAATCTGAATGGGCATACAATTTTTGTAAAGAAAAAGGAATAAAACCAGAAGTTTTAACTTTTTCTAAAAATGAAATTATAGATAGACTGAAACAAAAAACAATAGATAGAAATTTGTTTTCTTTACTCGGTGGTCTTCCTTTGATTGTGTGTGATGAGGTGAATAAACAATCAGGTAAAATTATAACTGGTTATGGAGATCCATTTGTTGTTCAAGATGGAAATATTCAAGATGAAATGATACTGGATAGATTACAGTTTTGTGAATGGGACTACTATCTTGATGATTATGACAACACACATCCTTCTGGTTTTTTTACCTATGATATAGGATTGTTTTTTGCACTTATATGTGAAATAGATATGTTTTGTCCTTCACAACAAGCCAAAACAAAATTATATGAATTGCCATATAGAATCAAAATGTTTTGGAAAAAAGAATTCTATGAAACTTTTCATGAAATGAAGTTGAACATTGAAACGCCTTACTGTTTTATGGAAAAATCCGATTTGATTTCAAACTTAAATCAATTTATAAAATGATCTATGTATTTTATTTTTTCTTGTGGACTTTCGTGCTTTATTGGATACATCGTGCAACTCATAAGATTAAATTCGTCAACAGATACCACTCTAAACACCATTCGTTTATCAATAAAAATATAAGATTGGGCAATCAAAATAAATGGCATTGGAACAATCTTTTTTTGTTCAATGATGATCTGGAAAGCACGATTGATTTGTGGATAACAGAAGTTATACCAACATTGATATTTTCTTTGGTCACAGGCCATTGGTGGATTTCAGTATTTTACTATGTGTGGGCAGCCTTCATACAAGAGTCGGTGGAACATAACCTAAATATTGATTATCCACTATTACTAAATGGAAAAAGACATTTAATTCATCATGAATTACCAAATAAAAATTTTGGATTATTTTTTCCTATATGGGACCAACTATTCAAAACTTACCAAAAATGAGGTTAAAAAATGGCAGAAGTAAAAACTGTTTACAACAGAGAAAATCCAGATATTGATTGGTTTGTAATTAATCCTGCAACAGTTCAACAAGATTTTACAAAAAAAGAATTGGAAATACTTTCAAAAGATTTGGATAAATTGAGAAATCCTGAAGGACTGATTTCAAAACATGATGAATTTCCTGATGCACAAACAAAATATACAATTCTAACTTTTGATACATTAGATAATGCTAATACAGCTTATGAGATGTTGACTAAAAGAATGACAGAAAGAATAAATCTATTAACACAAAAAAGAACAGCTCTTGGCCAAAATATTGTTCGAATTTTTGTTATTGATGATGAAGGCAATATCATTAATTCTGATTGGCCTGAATTCATTTAATTTTTTTATTTTTATATTATGTTTCATAAAGATACTTTTTGTATATTGCCTTGGTCATCCATTCAAATAAATCCATCAGGTGATTTTAAAATTTGCGGTTTTTCTGGAGAAACCGGTGAAGATGGTAAAAGCCTGAATCATGGAATGTGCCTTGATGAAAACGGCAAAACGATGAATGTGATGACACATTCTATCATGGATGCTCTGAATAGTGAAACGCACAAAAAGATTAGACTTGCACAATCCAGAAATGAAAGACATCCTATGTGCAAGGTTTGTTGGGACAGGGATGACGCCAACAAAAACAACGAAATCTCATCTTCTCTAAGATTTTTCAGATCATTCAAGCAAATTCATGATTTGGAAGGCGTCATCAATTTTGAAAAAGTTTCTGATCATTTAACGGAAGATGGAAGCGTAGAACAAATACCAATAAGTCTAGAACTCAGATTGAACAATACTTGTAATATGAAATGCATCATGTGTAGTTCAATATACAGCAACTTGTGGTATGAAGATGAATATAAATTGTATGGGACCAAAAATATAATTCTTGATGGTAAAATATACAATATAAAACAAGAAAATGGTGTTTGGAAATCCGATATGCAAGTTTGGCATGAATCGGAAAATTGGAAAAAACAATTCGAACTAATTAAAAGAAATATAAGACACCTTTATATCATGGGTGGAGAACCTTTTGTAATTAAAGGTCACGATGAACTATTAGAAAATTTAATTGAATCCGGTTGTTCAAAAAATATCATATTAGAGTATGACACCAATTTAACCGTAATTAACAAAAAAATATTAAATAAATTTGAGAATTTTAAAAAAGTTGTTTTGTCTGTAAGTTGTGATGATATTAACGAACAGTATGAATACATCAGATATCCTGGAAAATTTAATGTAATGACAAAGAATTTGGAATTATTAAAAGAACACGGTATAAAAATTCGTAATCTTTCTACTTGTATTGGAATATATTCAATATATTCTCCAATCAGAATGTGTGAATACTTTACAAAATTAGGTTACACACCAGAATCTTCTTTATATGGTAAAGAAATGTTTTCTTTGAGATTTTTAAGATGGCCATCACATTCAAACGTTGCACTATTACCAAAAGAATTAAAATTAAAAGTTATAGATTTGTATAAAAATTCCAGTTTATCTGAGAGATGGAAAAATTTCTTATGTGATTATATCGAAAATAATATGAATACATTTTCGGAAGAAGTTTGTGTTCAGTCCGTTAAAGAACACATAAATTATTTGAATAGATTGGACGAAATAAGAGGCACCAATTGGAAAAAAACTTTTCCAGAAATTGTTGAATTATTGAAAGATTATGTATGAAAAAACTGTTTATTGTGTTGGCCTTACTGGCCAGTATATGTCATGGTCAAACGATTGAATTTGTTGTAAAATCCTCTCCCGGAGGTCCTGATGATACAATTACACGTAAAATTGTAGAACATTTGGAGAAAACAACATCTTTAGATTTTGTTGTAATGAATAAACCTGGTGCTGCACACCTTATTGGTTACACACACTTTGAAAATAATGTTGGACCCAGTTTAATTATTGCCGATGCCAACATTCAACTACATCCCGTATACCATAAATCAGAAAATCTTTTCACGTTGGGTGAGTTTACCAACATTTTATTTGTTAGAAATGGAAGTGGTATAGAACATGTAAATGATCTTTATGAAATTTCCAGTAAACGTGAGATTAAATTTGGCCACGGCGGCGAAGGAACATTTAGTCATACCGCAGCAGTTAAGTTGTGTGAACAAGGATTGCGTTGTCTATATGTTCCATACAAATCTGGCGCACCAGGTATGATTGATTTGATGAGTGGTACTATCGATGCATTTGCTATAGCATCATATGGTTCAACACATCATCTATCAAACAACAAACTCAAAGCAATCATGTTGTATTCAAATACAAAACATCCAAAGATGGATGTGTCTTTGTTGCCAAACAATCTAAAGAAAATAGAAATTAGAAATTCTATTATGATATACTCACGCAATTTATCTGAAAAGCAAACTAAAGAAATCAAAAAATCACTTTCGTCTTTAGATAAAGATTTTTTGATTGAATCTGGTCTTTGGGTTAAATGATATGATTTATTATTCCGTCAATAACAAACAATTCAGTAATGAATTTCTAGCACAATACGAGTCTTATAAAAGTGGTTGTTCAATTAAATTTTATTGCAATGATGATCTATATGATAACTTAAATTGGCTTAACGAACCAGAAGAAAGTATGGATGTGTTGATGGATATACATGCTTTAAATTTGAGGCAGAAATATGATTACATCATTTTAAATTGGTCTGGTGGTACAGACAGTCATACCATATACAATGTTTTTAAACGAAACAATATTCACATAGATGAAATTGTGGCAAAATATACTCTTACTGATTTTTTTCCAAAAAGAAACGTTGAATGGATACAAGAAAACCATTGGGATCCAACTACAAAGATAACCGTTATTCGTGACCATGAAAAAATAAAAAGAAAAACAGCCACATACGATGAAAATTGGTTGTTTGATGATTCGTCATCATTTAAAAGATTTGGATTTAGTGGCGTTGATTCAAGTGATATAAGAGTGGCAGAAGATAATTATGGACATAAAAATTGGTGTATAATTGTCGGATTTGAGAAACCTTATTTGATTAACATAAATTCATCTTATTACAGTACGATTCCCGATAATAGTGTGCGAGCCGTTATAGGGAGCAATTCTAGAATAGAATGTTTTTTCCTTGAACCTAAAATACATCTTAAACAATCACATTTACTAAAAAAATATTTGAAAAATAATCCTAATGTGGATATGAAGGACCCTTATGGATATAGAGATGATGTTTTTAAAAGATATAATATAATATCAAGTGCTATAGGTAGACATGATGAGTTATTTTTTGGTGTAAGTGCGACACAAAAAAGTATCAATAAAAAAAGAATACAGAATACGGTAATAACAGATAACGTTAAATTGATAGATTTCAATTCTAATGACGTTTTCTTGGATGAAAAGTTAAGAGATGGTGATGAGATGGCTTTGAATTATCTAAAAGGTTTTTATAATTTAAAATCGGATAGCAATTTTTGGAAATTTCTAAACGATAATTCGTTTAAAACACCAAACGGTGTATTTACTTCTAAACCTATTTTTTCAAAATTCTATAATATTGGAAATTAAAATGAATAAATTTTTATTTTTGTTAATATTTTGTTTAACTGCACATGCAGAGCCAATTAATATTGTAATGCCTGTTTCTCCTGGAGGAAATGTTGATGTTTTCGCTAGGGCTTTTAGTAAGGTATTGACAGATAATTCAATCGAAAACGTCATAACATACCAAGCCGGAGGACAAGGTGATATAGCTTACAATGCAGTAATGAATAAACCGGATACATCTATTCTTATTGGAGCATTACACACGTTTGTTTTCAGCCATGTATTCCAAGACAGAGAAAACATTCATTCCAAAAATATGAAACTCTTTGTTCCTATGGTTGAAAATCCATTCACATTTATAACGACACCAAACGGATTCAGTTCATTTAAAGAAATGATAGAGTATGCCAAGAAAAACGTCCTTCCATGCGGAGTCAGTAATGCCAACAGTATGGAGCTAATTCGAATAAATAAAGAATATAAAACAAAATTTGAACCCATTCCGTACAAAGGAACTGCACAAATTAAAACGGATCTTTTGGGTAATCATATAAAATGTGTATATGATGGTGCAGGTGCATATATGCATGATAATATTAAATATCTAGCATCTAATATCAATATTAAAGATATTCCGAAAATTTCTTCTGTTTTGACAAATTACAATTTTAATATGTGGCTTGGTGTTGGAATACCAAATGATAGTAAATTGTTGAAAAATGAAAAGTTATTAAATGTGATTGATACATTAAATCAAAACAAGGAATATATACAAAAATTAAATGATCATCAACTGTTTATAAATTCATATAATAAATCAAATGGCACAGTTGATAGGATTACCGAACAATATAGGGCTTTACAATAATACAAATTTGTTGTATAATCCAATGCAAGGAGATTACAAATGCGTAAAGTAATACTTTCAGTAACACTCACACTAGCCGCAATGTCTGCTAATGCACAATGGCATCATCACCAACACTATTATCATGGCGGCGGTGGTATCGGTTGGGCTTTTCCTGCATTAGTTGGTGGTGTTATTGGATATGAAATCGCAAGGCAACCTGCACCTGTTGTGGTTCAACCACCAGTTGTAGTTCAGCCTCAAGTAGTTACTGATCCTAATCTTGTAATTGTAAACGGTGTTTTATATCGCAAGGTTATGATGCAAGTAAATGGCACTTATCAGGAGGTCCTGGTAAGACCATAATATGGTTGTATGAAGCAACTTGAAACGTGTTCAAGACGCCGGTTCGACTCCGGCCTGGTCCACCATAAAACACATTGACTGGCCTCTAGGTAATAGTCAACATGAAGCCGAGCAAGGATGCAGAGTCTCGGATTAAAGACTAAGTGTGTTTTATAATGGGCCAGTCATTGGTTTCGATTGGGCAAATAGTATAGAAGTGGACAACTCGACACAGAGAGTCGCTAAAAGTAAATCAAGTAAATGCAAATGATGAAAAGTTCGCATTGGCTGCCTAAGTAAAGGCACCTAGGGTTTTGGTGATTGTACCTCGTAACAGAATCAATCACCAACATGTTCAACTATAGGAGAAAATATGAAAATTAAAAACGTAATTTTGGCAAGTTTGCTTGCAGTCGGATCCACCGCATTTGCTCAATCAGTAACAATTGGTTACGCATTGCGTGATTTGGCCACAGGTCAACAAGAACACCAAAATAGTTTTTCGGTTAAATCACCAAGTTTTGGTTCATTGACAGGTGATGTTGGTGTTTCAGCTTCACAAAATGACAAAACTTTTGTTTTGACTAATCGTTATGAAATTGGTGTTACACACAGTCAACCTTTGCCTGCCGGACTTTCAGGTGATTTCCGTGTAGCCCAAGGATGGAAAGCAAAATCTGGTATTGATACCACAACATATTATGTTTTGGAACCTTCTTTGACAAGTAAAATTGCAGGAACTCCTGCTTCTGTAAAAGTTGGTTATCGTGTGCGTAATGCATGGGATTCCAACGTTGCAGACAACTCCAAGACCACTCGTCTAGCAGTTGCATACGATTTGACTAAACTCGATAAAGTTAGTCTAGGTCGTGATTGGCAGCGTGGTGATGGTGCTTTGCAACAAACCACATTGCAATATACCAGAGCATTCTGATGAAATGAGTTTTTAGGTGGTTCTCTAAAAAACCACCTCAATCAACAAAGGAAAACAATGCGAAGTAGGCCTATACTTCTAATGTTAGTTCTGTCCACAATCGTGTTGATGTTGAACGCAATCAATATTAACATAAACAATAAATTCCCAATCAAAGCATCATACAGTCAACTCACAAAAGATGCACAAAAACAAGTGACATGTTTGGCAGAAAACATTTATTTCGAAGCTGCACATGAGCCTACACAAGGCAAGATGGCAGTAGCATTTGTAACAATCAATCGTGTTCTGACCGGCAATTATGCTGGTAATATATGTGATGTTGTATACCAAAAAACTGGAAACACATGTCAATTCTCCTGGTATTGTGACAAAACATTTACCGATAGACGCTTGACAATCAAGAGCACTTCATTATATAATGACATTCGTGAGTTAGCAACAAACATCGTTGTTAATTTCGAAAGAATCGAGGATGTAACATATGGAGCAACCTATTACCACGCCGACTACGTTAGACCCGGTTGGAAATTGGACAAAGTTGACCAAATTGGTCGACACATTTTTTACAAAAGAAAAGGTGATGAAATTGACAGAAACAAGGAGTTCTACTGAAATGCCTATGAATAGTAATTCTACATTTATTACAATCGTGGTTTGTGTTATGATTATGTGTATGACAGGAATTATTTCCGTGTCTTTGAATTATATCAATGATCGTAATAACATGGCCAAGAACGTTGAGGCAGCAATCAATAAGGGTGTTGATCCTCTTGCAGTTAAGTGTGCTTATGAAACCAATCCTACTGCTACTTGTATTTCTTATGCATTGAATGTGAAAAAATAATATGTATGAAACTAAAACAAATGAACTTAGGGTAAATTGTATATTTCCTGTAACGATCTGTGATATTGATATTGACCGTGATTTTACTGAAGAAGAATTGAAGTTTGTTTCTAAACATAAAGAATTAACTACTGAAAATACTCTGAATAAAACAAGTCAAAACACATTCATTTTAAATTCGGATGAAATGACGGATATCAGGCAGTTTTGTTTGTTAAACACATCAAAATACTTTCATGAAGTGTTAAAGGTACACCCTGCTACAAGTTTGTATATCACACAATCTTGGTTGAATTTTTCCGGAAATCAACAAGGACACCATACACATTCTCATCCGAACAGTATTGTGAGTGGTGTTTTTTATTTTGAATCTGATGAGAATGATAAAATAAAATTCCACAGGTCCTATGATTCAGATCCTTTTCCGAAAACTGAATATGATATTTTAAATTCCGAAACATGGTGGTTTCCTGCCACAAAGGGTAAACTAATATTGTTTTCATCAAAGACGGTTCATTCTGTTGACATTAGGGAAAGTAATGTTCCTAGAATAAGTTTGTCCTTTAATACATATTTCAAAGGACAAATTGGACATCCTTCTCATTTGAATTATTTGAAACTTTAATTATGCCTACGAAAACAGAAATCCAAGAATTTAGTGATGCTATCGTAAAGATGGCCGAAGAAACACGTGAACCTATCATGGATACGATTGTATCTTATTGTGAAAAAACGGGTCTAGAGATTGATATTGCTTCTACACTTATTTCTAGTTCCTTAAAATCAAAAATTCGTGAAGAAGCACAAGAGTTAAATCTTTTAAAGAAAACCGCAAAACTTCCAGTATGAACTTTGTTTTTCAAGAGCGGAATGGTTACTCTGCTTTTGCTTTGTATAATTCGTTGAAACTTCACTTCAGTTCACCATCATACGATTACTTCAGGTATCATGGCAAAACAAACATAAGTGAAAATTCATTCATGTTGAGGAAAGACAAATATTCTTTCTATAAATTGTCACGCAAGTATAATCTTGAGGAGTTGAAAAACTTCTACATTTCCAATTTGTTGGAAAAAGATATCAAGTGGATTGGTGATATCATGGGACCCGAGGGTGAGGAAAACTACAAGTCCTGGAAAAAACGCAAAGAAAGCTTGACATACCAGTTCGAACAAGATATAATACACCTATTCGATTCATCTGGTAATTTCCTGTATGTTGATAATGGTTCTTATCCGTACCTATTGACTATGATGTTACAAGGTGAAGTGATGATTGAAACCGTGGCCATACTAAATGACATGATGGGGTTCTTCCCTATGTGGGAAAGAAAGATAACTGATGATATCATTTGGCCAAATTGGAAACTAAAGATTGAAAAGTATACACCGTTTATACAATATGATAAACAGAAATTCAAGTCTATTGTGAGAGAAAGCCTACATGAAAATATCTAAAATTTATGTTGACATGGATGGTGTTCTTTGTGACTTTGAAAAGCGATACAAAGAATTGTATGGCAATATTAAAGAACACGACCGTAGAAAAACATTCAGGCCAAACTTTTTCGATTTTATTGAATCCAATCAGTTTGCAACTTTGGATCCTATGTCCGATTTTTCAACATTGAAAACATTTTTGGATTCTATTGATGTGCCTAAAGAGATTCTATCTTCAACAGCATACGAAGAAACATACCAAACAATTTCAAACCAGAAAAATATTTGGTTACAAAAACATGGAATCAATTGGGCACCCAATTTTGTTCCAGGCAAACGACACAAATATAAGTTTGCCACAACAGATTCGATAATCATTGATGATACCTTGAGTGTCATTGAAGATTGGCGAAAAGCAGATGGTAAAGCCATCTGGCACAATAACGCATCTTCTACCATTACTCAGCTAAAAATGTATGTTTAAAATGGATAAATATACATATATGATGAATAAAGTGGATAATACGTTTACACTCCGTTTATACTCCGTTAATACGAAAGGAAAATTATGAGCTCATTTGCATCTCTAAAAAAATCTTCAGGCAATCTGGAGACACTCACTAAAGCCATTGAGAAACTCAACATCTCAGATAGTGGCAAATCCGAAGATAAATTCTGGCGTCCAGAAGTAGACAAAGCTGGTAACGGTATGGCAACTTTCCGTTTCTTGCCTGCACCTCCTCAAGATGGTGATGACGGTCTACCCTGGGTCAAAGTCTTTTCTCATGGATTCCAGGGTCCTGGTGGCTGGTTGATTGATAACTGTTTGACAACCAAGAACCAACAATGTCCAGTTTGTGAACACAACAACCGTTTGTGGAACTCTGGCATTGAGGCCAACAAGGAAATCGTGCGTAAACAAAAACGCAAACTCAACTACATTGCCAACGTTTATATCGTCAGCGATCCAAAACATCCTGAGAACGAAGGACAAGTTAGATTGTTCAAGTTTGGTAAGAAAATCTTTGACAAGATTAACGAAGCAATGAATCCTGCTTTTGAGGATGAAACACCTATCAATCCATTTGATTTGTGGAAAGGTGCAAACTTCAAATTGAAGATTCGTAAAGTTGATGGCTACCAAAACTATGACAAGTCCGAATTCGAATCACCATCTGCATTGATGAGTAACGATGAAGAACTTGAAAAGATTTGGAATCAGGAACATTCTCTACAAGATTTGGTTTCCGATAAAGAATTCAAGTCTTATGATGACCTGAAAGCTCGTTTGGATAAAGTTTTGGGTGCTACTGATGTACCTAAGACTACTGTTGAACAGGCTCGTGCAAAAGTGCCTTCACTTCCTCCAAGAGCTGAACATGATATCGCATCAGACGATGATGATGATATGGCTTATTTCAGCAAGTTGGCTGAACAAGACTAAAAACAACTTCTTATGTTGTTGCAACCCCGCCTAGTGCGGGGTTTTTTATTACACCAATCGGGTGGAACCCATAATCATTCGCATGAATGTTGGTTCATCATTGTGTACGGCAATCTCACTTAACTTAGCAATTCTTTGTTGCTGATTGTTTTTATTTTGTATTACATTATTTACTGTAGTTTGCGCTTGTTTGTTTGGTACTGATGGTAAATTAGCTGCAACATTTTCTGCCATAACTGTATTCAATGCGTTTGATGTTGTGGGCATTGATGCTGCATTTTGTCTGGCTAATCTTGCTGTTTCTGCATCAGTTTCATTAGGCATTGCAGTTGCGGCTGGTTTAACTGGTTCTGCGCTAGATTTTTTAATTGGATTTGCATTTTCATCCAATCGAATATAACCCTGTTTCTTTTCCTGTTCAGTTAAACCAGTTTTCTCATCAAAACCAAGTTCTTCAAGATATTTTTTTTGTAAATCACTATCTTTCCAAAATGCAAAAGACTTCTTATTTGAAGGTCTTTCGGAAAGCAATTTGTCTTTTCTTTTTTGCACAACGTTTTCATCTGATGGTTCTTGTGCTGCCATTATAGCTGCACCTTCAGTTGAAACATCAGCAGCCTTAGATAATCCTTCTGCTGTTTTTTTGTTTGCTTCCTCTGATGATTGACTAATCAACCAGTAAGCTAAAGCACCGGCAGCTGCCATACCCAAAACTACAGGATTCATAAGAATAAGTCGGAACAAATTGCTACCTAAAAATTGCAATAGAGGTCCCGCAAGAGAAGAAAGGTTTTTCAACCAAGAAAAAGGACTTAGTGCAGTATCAATTATGCCTTGTACCATTTCTTTTATTTTCGATAGAATACCTTCAACTAAACCACCAAAATCAAAACCATCTTTTTGTTCCGTTTTTGTCACAGCCTGTGCTGTTGATTTACCTGTTTTTAATTTTGCGAGTGCTTCGATAAATTCTTTATGTCGTTTTTCCGATTCAATTTCTCTTTCTTCTTTAAAGTTTTCTTCTTTTTCTTTTCTTCTGATATCCTTATCAGTAGATGTTTTTAGAAAACTATAAATCTTC